GTGAAAAAGATGCAGTAGATGCAGATGGTAATATTGACCCACAAGGAATCGATCAATCTAAAATTGTGCCTTTACTCACAAAAGCATTGCAAGAACAACAAGCTACAATAGAAGCATTGGAAGCTAGAATTACAGCATTGGAGAATGCAGAATGACCAAAGCAAGAGAATTAGCAAAGCTCGGTGAAGTAATGACCAATAGTCAGATTGGTGGGCGAAGGAATATTATCATCAATGGTGCTATGGAAGTGGCTCAAAGAGGTACAAGTGCAAGTAGCAAAACTAGTAGTGATTATTTTACTTGCGACAGATGGAGAACAGAAGCATCAGGAGCAACTTATAATACATCTCAACAAACTAATTCTGCTTCTGATATGGCAACAACTGGTTCAAAACATTTTTTAAGAATGGAAGTAACAACTGGTAATAATAACTCAGGCATATCACAGAAAATTGAAGCAAGGAATATTAGACAGTTTAAAGGTGAAAAACTAACCTTATCATTTTATGCTAAAGGTACTAATCCTAATGGTGGTTCTTTTGATGTTGTTAGAAACTTTAGTGATGAAGTAAATCCTTCTAGTACACAAGAGAAAACATCTTTTACTGTTTCATCTAGTTGGACTAAACACACAATAACATTTGATTATCCTGACGAGGGTTCTGTTGACCTTACTTTAAATACTGCAAAGATGGCTTTATCTTTTTTACAACCTGACGGAGATACATCAACAAATGCTTGGACATTAGACCTAACATCAGTCCAGTTAGAAGTTGGCTCACAGGCTACACCACTAGAGCATTTAAGTTTTGGGGAACAACTAGCTTTGTGTCAGAGGTATTTTGAAACAGGTGAAGTAACAAGTGTTGCATCATTTATTACTAATACTGTTGTTTTAGGAAATATCTTTTACAAGATCACTAAAAGAGCAACTCCAACTATAGCATATACTACTAATTTTACTTTATATGTGGAGTCTTCAGTACCAACTCTTTCTGGTCACACAGCAAATTTTATCGGAACAACTGCCTTTGCACTAAGAGCTATTAGCTCTAGTAGTAGAAACGGAAAAGCAGCTCATTTAAGAAATGGCGTATACACAGCAGATTCGGAGTTATAAAAATGAATATTACATCAGCACAATATACTAGAAACATTGAAGATACAGAAAACGAAAACATTAAAGCAACGATAGATGATGTTGTAATGTTTGTACCACTAAGCCCTGACAACCGACATTTTCTAGCAATCCAAGAATGGGCGAAGATTGAAGGCAACACAATACAGGAGGCAGAATAATGCCATATATAGGAAAAGAACCCTTACATGGGGAATATATAAAGCTAGATCCGATAACAGCTAGTGCAACCGCCACCTATAACTTATTAAGAAGTGGTACAGCATTTAATCCTGGGACTGCTGAACAGTGTATTGTAAGTCTTAATGGAGTAACACAAGCTCCAGGGGATGCTTATACAATATCAGGTAGTCAAATAACATTTAGCGAAGCACTGACAAGTAGTGATGTTATTAATTACATCTTAGTCATGGGTAACAATCTTGACACAGGTACACCGTCTGTTGGTTCAGTTCAAGCAGCACAGTTATCTAATACATTGTTTAGAGACCCATTAAGAATTAACAATGCTAGTATTGACACCAATATAACAATAGCCAGTACAGAAAGAGCTATGGTAGCTGGAGATATCTCCGTTGCTAATGGTGTAACACTAACAGTAAATGGAGTTTTAACAGTAGTATGAGTAAAATATTCGTAGACGAAATACAGCCTAAAACTAGTGATGGTGTAATCAATGCCAAAGGTATGGTTATACAAGTAGTGTCGCACAAAAACTCTGCACCTAATAGCACTACCTCATCTTCTTTTGTTGCTACAAATTCAGCAGTAACAATTACACCGACTTCAACAAACAGTAAAATACTTATTCAGGCAAATGCACCATTATATGGAAATAATAATAATACCCATACTTATACAACAATCTATAGAGATAATGTAAATTTAAATGGATCATCAGAGCTTCAGTTATTTGCCACTGGATCTGATGCTATGGGGAGATGGAGTAATGGCTCAATGCAGTTTTTAGATTCTCCTAATACAACGTCATCAGTTACATACACAGTTTATTTTAGAAACTCTACTAGTGGAACATCACATTATGATGCAAATGGTGGAATGGCAATTATAACAGCAATGGAAATCGGAGGTTAATATGAGCAGTAAACTAGGTGTAGAAAACATAGCACATACCAACGGAACAAATGCCATGACTATAAGTAGTGGTGGTATAATCACACAGCCAAACAAACCAAGATTTCATGCGAGAAGAACTGGCTCTCACCAAAGTGAAACAGATAATACAAATAATGATGCTGTATTTAATACTGAAGATTTTGACGTTCAAGGAAATTACAATACATCTAATGGCACATATACAGTTACTCATTCGGGAACATATTTTATTTATACAACTGTTACTTTTACAAGAGATGATAGTGATTTAAGAGATGCTGCAATAGGTATTTTAGTAAATGGTAGTCCAAAAGCAAATACTTTAGAAAGATATGCAACTAATGATGTAGCACAAACAAAATTATCATTATCTTTATTACTTTCTTTAAATGCAAATGATGTAGTTAAGGTAAGGGTTTTTGCAAACTCTGTAAGTGGCAATAATATTAATATGGTTTCACAACATACTGCTGGGCTTAATCCTGATCCTGATTTTGATACTACTGGGTTTTGTTCTTTCTTTGGGGGGTATATGATATAATGACAAGCATACTTAAAGTAGACAACATACAAAATGCTAGTGGTACTGGCACTCCTTATATAACTGGTGCTGTGTTGCAGACAGTAGTACAGCAAGAAACTGGTGCCACAACCTTTACTCAAAGTGGCACTAATGAAGTAATAATGATAGCATCAAATGCAGGTAATTCAACTAGTCATTTATCATTAAGCATTACACCAAAGTCAGCTAATTCTAAGATACTACTTACTGCATCTATATTTCACGAAATAAATAATAATGCAAATCATTCAACTTTATGGAGTTTTTATAGAGATAGTACAAAACTTGCTGCTCCTGTTTCAGGAAGTAGAAGAAGTGCTATTGCTCAAACTGTTATGGGTTATGCTAGTTTTGATGCTAGTAGTACTGCTGATATGGCTACTTACCATTACTACGACAGTCCTAGCACAACGTCAGCAATTACTTATGCAGTATCTTTTCAAAACACTGAATCAAATATTGTTCTTTCTTTGAATAAAACTGTTGATGACCATAACACTGCATCATTTGAAAGAGGTATATCAATACTAATAGCACAAGAGATAGGAGGGTAGCATGGCATTAACAAAACTAAACTTCACTGGTCAGCCTACATTACCTTCAGCTAATATGCCTACTGGTAGTGTTATACAAACAGTACAAACATACGATAATACAAATGAACAAACTTATAATGCAACTGCATTTACAAATATATCTCATTTAAATACTACAATAACACCTAAGTTATCAAATTCTAAATTTTTAATTCAATGCACAATAAGTGGTGCTCATAATGATGATGCTTATGTTGGATTTAAATTATATAAAGGTAATACAGAAATAACTGGTGCAACACATACTGCTGGGTCTCCTGGAACTGGTTGTATGTTTGGATTTACAGTTGATCGTGGTGCTGGTGGTAATGTAGGTCATCATTTGCAAACTGTATCTGCTAAGTTTTTACATACTCATGGTGGCGATACTTCTACAGCACAGACTTATAAAATATATGTATCTCCAATGAGAACAATAACGAGATATTTTTATTATAATCGAGTTGGAATATATGGTGATGCAAATCAATTAAGTGGTGTATCTTCTATGACAATTCAGGAGATAGCTGGGTAAAAAAATTTTAACTAATGCCAGACACAGACATAGAATTTTATGGTATAATAAGACACTTAACAAGAAAGTAAAATTATGGAAATAGATGGAATGTTATTTTGGAATGTCATATTAAGTTTGGTGATAGTCCCCTTTCTTTATGTATTCAAAGCAACATGTGCTGAGTTGAAGCGTGTGCAGATCCTGTTGAATCAGACACGGGAAACTTACGCAACCAAAGAAGATCTAAGAGATCAATCCACTCGTATCTTTGAAACACTCCACAGACTAGAGGACAAGTTAGATAACTTGATATCGAAGCATGGCTAAGAAAAAGAAAAAAGGATCTATGAAAGGTTACACCATTAAAGGTGGACATAAAAGATCAACAAAGTCTGGAGCGGGGATGACTAAAAAAGGTGTTGCAAAATACCGTAGAGAAAATCCTGGGTCCAAATTGCAGACGGCGGTAACCGAGAAGAACCCGTCTAAAAAAAGAGCCGCAAGAAGGAAGTCCTTTTGTGCAAGATCAGCAGGACAAATGAAGAAATTCCCAAAGGCAGCTAAAGATCCCAACAGTCGTTTACGACAAGCAAGAAGAAGATGGAGATGTTAAATGAAGACGAGAACTTCAACCACGCACATTGTCATACATTGTGCTGACACCTATGCAGATATGGATATAGGTGCTGATGATATTAGAAAATGGCACGTTGATGAAAGAGGATGGTCAGACATTGGCTATCATAAAGTCATCAGGCGTGACGGAACCGTAGAAGACGGTAGAGACATTAACGTGTCTGGTGCACATGCAGCAGGTTTTAACAGCGTCAGTGTCGGTGTCTGTCTAGTAGGCGGTCGTGGCAAAGATAATAAAGCTGAAAATAATTTTACTGAGGCACAAATGGCTTCTCTCAAAGAAGTTGTTGAAGACCTTATGGCTAAATATGAATGGGCACAGCCTATGGGTCATAGGGATTTACCGAATGTAACAAAAGAATGTCCATCATTTGATGTCCTTGAGTGGTGGCATGGGGCAGAAGATAACTCAAATAACTTTGTTAAATCGGAGACTTAAATATGATGAAAATGAAAGGCAAGAAAAAAATTAAGAAGCCTATAAAGAAAAAAGGCTACTAATCATGGCTATGTTTTGGCTTACATTAGCCAAAGTATTTTGCAAAATTGGCAACACATTTTGGCATATGCATGTCGATTGTATCAGAAAGAGACAATCGGAGGATAGGCGAAGATGGACCCAGTAACTGTTTCTGTAGCTCTTACCGCAGCGAACACTGCATTTAATGCAATTAAGCGTGGGTTCTCTATTGGTAGAGATATAGAACAAATGTCTGGAGATGTAGGGCGGTGGATGTCTGCTGTGTCTGATGTAGACAATGCAGCGAAATTGGCTAAGAACCCTCCCCTGTTCGGCAAGCTATTCAAAGCAGGATCAGTAGAAGAAGCCGCCTTACAAGCATACGCAGCTAAGAAAAAATTAGAAACACAAAGACAAGAACTAAAAACTTTTTTGAATTTTACTTATGGACCACAAGCCTATGCAGATTTGTTGTCTATGGAAGCAGACATAAGAAAGCAAAGACAACAGACTATTTACAAACAGCAACAGATGAGAAGACAAATACTCGAAGGTGTCGGTTGGGTTGTAATTGTACTTCTGTTAGGTGGATTCACACTTTTAATAGCAAGTGTTTGGATCAAGAGAGCAAAGGCTGATGATTATAAATATGTACCGAAGCCTTATACAAAGCAACAACTATTAAACAAAGGTGAGATTGCAAAGATACAGTACACAACTTGTAGATTAAAGAAGAGAGTTACATCGAAATTTACCAACAAAAAAGGATGTATTTATCAAGGCGGTAACAAAACATTTACCCTAATGATCGAGAGTTGGTGCCCTAGGAAATATCGTTGTGTGTATGACCCACACAGCAAAGAGCCCGATATTGATGATGTACTGGAAAGTTTAAGGAGTATTGGTGGAAAGTAATGTTTAAATGTCTCGTCATAGCATGTCTGATAAGTAACCCAAGTTACTGTCAGGTATTGGAGAACACAGAGTATCCAGTTGTATATAAGACTTATGATGAATGTAAAGTTAGAGCAATGGAGATAGCATCACAGATTCCAATATTTTTAAGGGGATACAGAGCAACCAAATGGAAATGTAAAGAAGTTCAGGAAGGAAAATTTTTATGAAAAAGAAAACTTTAACAGAAAGACAAAAGCAGACTTTGAAAAGACATTCAGTACATCACACTGCCAGACACATGTCTGAGATGAGGAAGTTAATGCTGCAAGGTAAAACCTTCACAGCAGCACACAAGATCGCAATGAAGAAAGTAGGTAAATAATGGATAGTACAATTTTAGATGCATGGAATGAACTAAGTTATTTCGAGGGCACGTTATTCACTGTCTGGTTGTTCATTCTTTATTACGGAAAAGTCTGGATAGACACGAAGTTTAAAAAGGAGTGCACATGTTCCAAGCGTTAATAGGACCTATTGCAAATCTAGCAGGTGCTTGGTTTGAGAATAAAGTTGAAAAGACAAAGGCAGATGGTGCGGCTAAAGTTGCAGAGGCAAAAGCTCGTGCAACTGTTGCAGAGAAAGTTGCATCAGGTCAGGTTGAATGGGAAGGCAAGATGGCGGATGCTACAGTGGATTCTTGGAAAGACGAGTTCGCCTTAGTAGTCCTATTGGCTCCTGCAATTCTAGTATTTATTCCAGGTATGAGAGAGTATGTGAAAGAAGGATTTCAAATACTAGCCACTCTACCTGATTGGTATCAATACCTTTTATATATAGCTATCTCCGCATCGTTCGGAATCAAAGGTGTTGGTCAAGCAGCAAAAATGTTGAAAGGAAAAAAATAATGGCAAAGAAACCTGTACCAAAAAACAAGGCTTTATATTCAAGAGTAAAGTCTGAAGCAAAGAAGAAATTCAAGGTCTATCCTTCAGCGTATGCAAATGCTTGGCTTGTGCGTACATATAAGAAACGTGGTGGGACATACGCATAATGGCTTATTCTGGTGGATTAAGAAAATGGTTTAAGGAAGATTGGCGAGATGTCAAGACAGGCAAGAAGTGTGGTCGTTCTGGTAAAGAAAAAAAGAAGAGACCCTACCCTGCTTGCCGACCAAAGGCAGTAGTTAGTCGAATTAGTAAAAAGGAAGCCAGTAAAAAGACAGGTCCTAAAAGAGTACAGTGGTCAGTTACTGCTTCTGGTAGAAAAAGGAAAAAGAAATAATGAAAAAACTATCTTCAAAACAAAAGAAAATCGCAAGAGTTGCACCTCCAAGAAACAAAATTACAGGTGCAGATTTTAAGAAACTAAAAAGAAAGAAATAGCTATGGCAAACTTTGGACAAATCTCAACCTTTATGAAGGCTATTGGTAATTCTTATCTACCAGAGGGTATGCAAACAGAACAATATACCAATGAGGATTTTAACGATGCTACTAAAACCGCATTACTAAAGTTCTTACAAGCTAACTATGGCGATAAAGAAGCAGGCACTTACCCCGTATCTTATGATGATTTAAATAATTATTTTAAGGCTCAAAGTGTTTTGAATGATGGTGGTTTGTTCTCTGATGCAGGTGCAATCAAAACTACACTTGGTGCTTTTAATGTAAATAAAAGTCCAGACGGATCTTTTCAAATAACAGATACTTATGATTTCAATAAGACAGATGAATATGGAAAACCATTGAACAAAACACCTACCTTTGGAGATGTTATGTCTAGACTATCTCCAAGTAATATTATGGACAAAGGCTTTGGTAAAAGTCTTTATGGAGCGGCTAGAATGTTTGGGGGTATGAGAATACCAGAGGGTTCATCCAATGCTATTCCTATTAATATTAATTTTCCTGCACCACCACCTGTTCCTGTGATGAGACCAAATGTTGAGGAACAACAAGTCGCAGAAGTTGCCCCTCAATTTGGATTTGGATCTTTAAGAAAGCCTTCGCTTTAAGTGAATTATATAAGCTAACATACAGACAAAGATCAACGGTTCAATGATGACGAATATCCAGATGTTTATTTCATTATAAGTCATGCCTAATGGCTTGGCTAACTCAACGAGTAGCCAAACACACCAATCAAAAGTTATATCCATTATTTCCATATAAGTCATTTTAGTTCTTCTCCCTTATTATAAATTGATTGTGAAAAAGTTGTGTCAAGATTTGTGTCAAGATTGGTATATAAAATATATAAAATATATAAAATATATAAAATTATTGCCCAAAAAAATAATTGAGAAATAACTTGCCATCCTCTAAAACCTAGGCTACACAACAGATATATGGTTTTGCGAGCGTGGCGGAATGGTAGACGCACTGGACTTAAAATCCACCGATACATATAAGAAAACCCATACATATCAATTACTTACACTAAAAACACCACTGTGTGTGGCGACTTTTGTGGCAACTTTTCTTTTTGCCTCGTGTAAATCCTCTGTAAATAGATGAGCATACTTCTCTGTGATGGTTACATTTGAGTGTCCCAACAACTTAGATAAAGTATAAATAGGCATACCTTTTCGTATCTCATCTGTGGCATAAGTGTGTCTTAAATCATGCCAACTAAAGTCTGTAATGTTACTATTTTTCAGACATGTTTCCCAAGACGAGCGATTAGAGTTTACCCTATGTCCTGTGTCTGGGTTATAAAATAGATGACCACTAAAGCTGGCAGGTTTTTTTAATAATATCTCTACTATTTCTAGTGCTTCATCACATAAAGGCACTACCCTAACCTTACCATTCTTTGTTACAGTATCTCTTAAAACAAATTGAGGTCCGTAGTTAGTACGTTCAAAGTCTGTTCGTAATAAAGAGAACTGCTCGTTCCATCTCATACCTGTAAGTAAAGCAATTTTAATTTGATAATACAGATCTGGGTTCTTACTATTCTTTGCAGTATCTAGTAAACATTTCTTCTCATAATCATCAAGACTTCTTATCCTATCTTTACTTTCTTGTAGTGACTTTTTATCAAAAGATCTGACTATGTTATGCCCATCCCATGTACTATTCTTTATTATATATTCGTACATTTTACCAAGCATACTCAGATCTCTTATGATAGTGGGATCATTACATGGTTTGATATCTTTAGTACCTTCTCTTCGACATTCTACATAAGCTGCAATGTCCTGTCTGGTTATGTCTTTCAGCATCCTACCTTGAAAGTATGGGGTTACCATCTTAATACTTTGAAGATATCTTTTAGCGGAACTTTCTTTGATGGCTCTTCTCTGAAATACAAGTTCACCATTAGGGGTATACTTTAATCCACAGTAATTATTTAGGAACTTTAACATTGCCTCAGAAAAAGGAATGTCAGACTGTGTAGTAGCGAGTTCAGCTATCTTTTGTCGTTGTGCTAGAACTGACTGCTTATCAGCTTGCCGTTTAGAACTTGCATTAATTCTTGGTCTGTATCTTTTACCCTTGATTGTAAAGTCAGCAAACCATTGTCCGTTTCGGTAGAAACTTCCCATTCTTGTTCTCCTCTCTTTATCCATTGGTTAAGTTTGTCAGTCTTAAATCGCCAAGATTTATTAAAGCGGTAAACGCAACCATCAAATTTCCCCTCTCGAATCCACAAGTAAACCGTAGGTATTGCTAGGTTTAATTTGGAGGCTACATTTCTAACTGTATAAAAACTTGACGACATGATTATAATCTCTTATATGTAAAAAAAGCAACATTTAAATATGATGAGGGAGATAAAAGATTGGCAGAGGAGAATGAACAAGTATATGGAGTAGATATATACTTACATAAAATTAGAGGTTGGGTTACATCTAGAGGCTTTACACCACATGGATTGGCTAAAGCAGCTAGTTTTGGACCAGGAACCTTTGCAGATATGTACACACCTAAATGGAACCCACGAGTATCCACATTACGGGAACTCGAGGACTTCATGTTAAGATATGATATAAGGATGAGCAGAGGTAAAAAGTAAATCATCTGCTCTCTAATCTATCTATCAGTCTTGTTAAATACCACTGAGCCTTTTTAAGATCCTCAGTACCACCCTTATGTCTCCATCTATGGACATACTTCTTAATGTTTCCCTCTACATAAAAAGCAAATCCATCTTTGCCTAAACTATCTTCTAGATAATCTATGCATTCAATCTCCCCCTCTTTGTAGTGAGGGGGATGATTTACCATTTCAGTTTTAACTTCGGCTTCCTTTGCTCTTCTTCTCATGTAGTCATGATGACTTTCAAAAGGAAACTCTAGTTGCTCTTCATCAGACACCGCATGAACCTCCATGTCCTGTGATGTCGCATATGTCGTGTGTTTCAAGTGACTCTTCAAATTCCTCTCCTAAGTTTTTACGAGCTTCTTTATATGGAACAGAAATAAGAGGTTGACCTCCTCTACTTCCGTCAGGGTAACAGGTGAAACCTCTCAGACGATGAGCATACTTCGCTAATGTCTGGGCAAAAGGTTTGACTGTGTCTTCATTATTTAACTCAGATCCCCAAGCAGGTAAGTTGATGGTACTAGATATGGACATATCAACGTAGTCTTGCACATCTGCTTGAAACTCCATTCTTCTCTCATACGCACTAGACAGATCAAGAGCACTCTCTATTGTGTCTGGGTCTGTGCCGTAACGATCAATCACTTCTTGGGCTGCACTATCAACGACCATCTGATACATCCATTTCTTTCCGTCTTTGAGATATCTTCTCTTATATGCAACGGCAAATAATGGCTCGACACCTGTAGTTGTAGAAGCCAAGATTCCAATTGAACCTGTTGGTGCAATCGCTCTAACCTTTACAGGTCTACTAATACCTAGAGCATCTGCACTTTGTTTAGCTACTTTATCTGATACTGACTTGTAGATGTATAACCAACGATGCATCTCGTCTGTTACTTTATATGGTTGCTTTCTTTGTAGTAACCATTCATGCATACCCATAAGACCTAGTCCAAGTCTTCTATTCTTTTCACGGACTTTGTAAACTCTGTCATAAGGTAGTTCTGCTTTCACTGTACCACAGACTAAAAACTTTGTAGCCAGTTCAGTGCACTGAGCGAAGTCTTTAATGTCTTCTATTCTAGACATGTTAAGTGAACCAAGATTACAGACATCACTGTCGTCTTCTGATGTCACTTCAGTACATGCGTTCCTGAGTGTTTCGTTTTCATTCTCAAAAAAGTTAAATGAAAATCCAGGTTCTGCTGAAGATAAAGCCTGTTTAGTATTCTTATACCAAAGCTCTGGTAGTTCGCCTGTCTTCCAATAGTCTTCTATAAATTTAGTATCCCAATTCAGTGAGATGTTTGTCATGTCTAGTGGACAGGCAAAGTTAAAGTCTGCTTCTTTTAAGTCTGCCATTGTCTTGTCTGTTCCTGCGACAGGCATACTCTTCCAATCTTTAGCATGTAAGAATGCTTCAGCATCTGCATGTTGCCAATTCAATGAGGCATAAATAGCAGAACGTCTGCTACCACCTTGCATAACTTGTCTGCCTATTTCATTAACGGCTAACATAAGACTGATAGGACCACTAGCTTCTCCACCTGTTCTTGATAACAAAGAACCTTTGGCACGAAACTTAGAATAATCTATACCAATACCACCACCACTTGAGAGACAGGACATTGCTCTATTCGCTAGGTTACCCCACTCTTCTCTTGTGTCTTCTTCGCCTCTTAGTAAATAACAGTTGTTAAAGAACTTAGCTTTTCTTCCTGCATAATATAAGTATCTACCCCCAGGGATAAATCTCATTGTACTGATCATAAATTTTAATTGATCAATGTCAGACTGTGGTAACAAACCACCACATACATCTTCTACTAATGTGTTAGACAATTCATCCCATGTCTCAGCACCCTCATGTTTATACTTTAAATTAAATATACTCTCAGCAAAACTGTTACGAAAAATATTCTGGTTGTCGGTATACATCTTCTTCATTTCATTCATAATTATTCCTATCTTATTTTGCCTCGCCCCAAGTCTTGCCAATACCGCCTTCAACAAGTCCTGTTTGAGGTATGTTTTCAAACAATTTAGTAGCCGACCAGATCATGGTCTTGATCATTATGTCTTTCGCTTGGGTGGCAAACTCGTCTGGAACTTCTGCTATTAGTTCATCGTGTACAACGTGTACTAATTTTGCAGGGATATTGCCCCAGATTTTGGGAAACCTACTCAAACACAACAACATTATTTCTGCGGCTCCGCCTTGACATGGGGTGTTAATTGACTTCGTGAACAATTGATTTGATCTTAAAGGAGCATATACCCTACCCTGTGGTGTCCATAAATAACCTGTGTTGTCTGATAGTTTTCTTGTTTGTGTGATCCACTCCTTTAGTCCAACATAAAGATCCAGAACCTCGTGCTGAATCCTACTCGCTTCATGTAACGTGGTTGGGTGCCCATTAGTTGTCAGCACTTGTGACAATCCTCTAGGTCCCTGACCAAATAAAAGTCCAAAAATACAAGCCTTTGCCGCTTGTCTCATCCACTTACCAGACCCTGTTTTAAAGTGATCATCATTGCAATCAGCGGGATAGTCCCCTTTGAAACAATGTCTTGCGGTTAGTGTGTGGATGTCTAGACCGTCTTCAATGGCTCCCAATAAAACTTTATCGTTTGACAAAGCAGCGGGAACACGAACTTCTATTTGACCATAATCACAGACCACCAGACTATGGCGGTCTTTACTTTTAAATAGATGTCTGAATTCTTCAGTTGCATTTATAGTTTGTAATGCAGGTTCTGTGACACTAAACCTGCCTGTCTCTGTGCCACCAATTCTAAAGTTTGCATGAATCCTTTCAGACATTGGATTTATAAACCTGTTAAAGTCTGTACCCAATGTTGAATTGTTTTTCTTAGCATCTGCCCATTCAGCAATCGCAAGTAGTGGTGGATGATACTCAGTTGGTAGTTGAGATATATTCTCTAGTAAATCAATCTTACCACATTTAAGTTGACCTGTGTCTGTCTTGACCCAATTGTCAGTTGTATAAGGTGGGTATTTATTAAGATGAAACCTAATCCAATTTGCAACTTGTATTGTTGAGGCAGGATTATCTACAACAGGGGCACCTTCACTCGAATGATTTTTAAACATCTCAAGTGCTTTCTGTCTGCCGTCTGTGTCTTTGTTATTTAAATCTTCAGCTAAATCCTCATGAGCATTTCTATCAAAGCCAATACCATTAACCATAACTTCGTTCACGGCTCTGATACTTGACCTAAGTAAATCATATATCCATTCACATTGTTCTCTTGGAATCCTTTTACTTTCTTTAATTAACTTCATCTGCTCAAAATGAAGATCCCAAGTAGCGACAACATCTCCTGCCGCATATCTTATTTGTTCATCATCTAATGGATCTTTAGACCAATCAGATGCTTGTTGTGTCTTACTTGGTTCTTTACCTAAAACATCTGCACATCTATATGCTAAACCTTTTCTTATTTGTGTAAGACTAACTAATGCTTGTGCCTGTAACAAAGTACAATGAGGATGCCTTGCGGGTGTGATCCCGTGTTGTGTTAACATCTTCACATCGAATTGTGCATTGTGTGCTAACCATATGACTTTGTCAGAATTTAAAACTTTGTCTCCAAGTTCTTGTAAGACAGGCATAGACACATGCCATCTATCTATGACGTGGACTTCTTCCCCACTGTAGATTTGGAGCAATCTAACTTGACCTGTATATACGTTGAGTCCCGCTCTTTTGACGTGCTTGGCTTGAGCATTGAGGTCAGACCTACACTCCGCCATATCTTGTTGGGTTTCCTTGCGAACTTTCTTTTGATCTTCTGTACATTTAGAGAGGATCGGAAACGAGTGAAATTTCTCAGAGACATCTACAAACTCCTTTTGTTTATCCTCATATATTTTAATAAGGCTTTGATCAGCAGTTGTTTCAACGTCTACTGAAAGCAGAAGTGGGTTGTCCCAACTATGATTTAAATCAATTAACTTTGCATAATACTTAGTGAGTTTTTTTACACCTGTATCATCAGTAATAAAATTCAGTTTCACTCCAGACATAAAATCATGGAATGGGGTAGGAGTTTGACCCCCACCCAATACCGATTTCATATCATCCACTATTCTAAAGGTATGTCTTTAGTTGGAGTTGGTTGTGTCTCTGGCTCTTGTCTAGAACCTTGAACAGGAACCGTGTCCGCCTGATCCATCCATCTTGATACAGATAGTTTTGGGATATAAACTTTACCGTACTGACTATGTTTATAACTGTCAGAATGGAAAAGAACTATTGGCACTTGATTGTCATGTTGTCCTGTCTTCTTTTGTTGGACAACCTCTCTAACCATTTCCCCTACTGCTTTCATGGCACCTTTTGAAGAGCCTGTGAATTGTGCAAGGATATGATTTTCCGTGCCGAGAGTTGGTTGGATCTGCATTTCAAATCTTACATTGTAAGACCATCCATCATTCTGTTGTGTGTACGGACCGTGATCGGGTAGATCTTCTTTAGAGGTCTTTTGATCTCCAAGATTACTCCACTTCTCATCAACTAGTTGTCCGTCTTTCCAACAAACCCAACCGTTTTGAACCATAGCTAAATTAACTAAGGCTTCAAACTTATTTTCTGGAAAAGTATCTTCGGCTTTTCCAATGACCCATTCGCCTTTTTTGAATTTGATATATTGGATACCTCCAACATTGAGTTCGTCTGCTACCTCAGACAATTGGTTTACAATGTTATCAATATTTGATACATCAAAGGTAGGGGTTTGGACTGTAATTTCATTCATATCGAATGTTCCTTTCTTTCGCTTGTTTGTGTGTTTCTCAGTCTGTCAACTAAGTACGGTAAGTAATCGAAAGACGTGGTGAATAATCTCCTTGAGTTTGGAAATCACGATGGTCCAACCCCGCCTCTTTGAATTTACTTATATCGTACCTCATTGGTGCCTTTTGTGAGTACATAGACACCGATCCCCAATCAGCAGAAATCTTTTTACTATCTGCCTCTTTAAGAATTTCTTTAATATCCTGTTCTAATTGTTTTACTTCCCTAGTCTTTGCCTTGGCTTCATTGTTAAGTTTGTGTCTGGCTAAAACTTTCTCGTGTAATCTTTCTGTAATCGCTGCCGAAAAATTTGAACCCTCGGCACTAGGAATACTAGACACCTCTTTGTCTAGACATAATAATTTAAATGCACAGTAGGTACATTCCTTACCACCTTCTATTTTTCCTTCTGGCTCTGGTAAATTTTCAAGATTATATTTTGTGAATACAGATGTGGCTCTACCTCTTAAACCAAGAGCAACCATCTCATCGAATGGGATAACCCATGATTTAATTTGATTTACAAAACTTGCATTAATATATGTGATCACTGCATGAGTTGGATAATAGTCTGTAGTACGTCTTACTAGATCCATACCTTGTTGAACTTGCATTCTGTGTTGAAACTTAGGTTCTCTTAAATGCTCAAAGGCTCTTGGATCAATTGACTTTAATTCATTGTATACACACTTAGTGTATTTCTTTGTTCCATCTTCTTGCTCTATTTCAAAAACTTCTCTAGCTACAAACAATCCATCGGGTGTTGCACTTTGATAAGTTGTTATATCAACTAATGTCTGTTGTCCCTCATCAGTTGCCCATATTAATTCAACGTCACTACCTTTCAGACTTTGTTGCATGGATGGTACTGCCCAATCCTCAACCATGTTGCCACGTTCGGCGGCTCCTAAGTCTTGTACAAAGTCATTGTCCTCGGGAGCATTATGTTTATCAAACACAATCGCTCTGATACAACCACCTATTGCAGATGCACCGACAGTCTTCTTTCTGTCATGCCCACCCCAGGTTTTAGCATCAGAGTTCTTGCTGATATTATTAAGTATTAAGTTGTTAGTATTTAAGATCATTGGGTTTTCCTATAATTTATTCCGTATATGCTCATGAGCAGAAAAGATCCAAGAATTTTGACTTGCAAAAAATGAGTTATAAAAAAACAAGCATTATAGGCATCTAAGACCGTAGACCCAATGCACGGCTCAAAGGAGGAGCGGATCTTTCCAACTGATAAATTCATTAACTAGCCTTTGCTCTTTTAAAAATAGAAATGTTGCGACTATCTTTTGGAAAAGGCATAGGTATTAACTCGCCATTGATCCAAAATAAAAGATCGCCTTGTTTTAATTTTTG